GTCACAGAACTACGGATATAAGTTCGGACAAGAAGAAGAGACATACAACATCGTAGCTGCTCACGGTTACTTTGGTCGTCTGATCTTCCAATACGCTTCCTTCAATAACTCACGTTCACTTCACTTCTTCCTGGCAGCCTGGCCTGTTGTTGGCATCTGGTTCACCGCTCTTGGTGTTAGCACCATGGCTTTCAACCTTAATGGACTGAATTTTAACCAGAGCATTATCGACTCACAGGGTCGTGTAATCAACACCTGGGCTGACATTCTGAACCGTGCTAACCTTGGATTTGAGGTAATGCATGAGCGTAACGCTCATAACTTCCCTCTCGATCTTGCTAGTGTTGAAGCAACCCCTGTTGCTCTGACTGCTCCAACCATTGGTTGACACTTAATCTAAAATTAGATAAAGTAGGAGGGGAGACCCTCCTTTTTTAATGATTAGTTCTGATACACCTTATAAAGTTGCTGAGATCATTAGAGATACTTGGCCACAATTATATCCACTAAATAATTTTCAAAACTTAACAAATGTTATGAAGTTTACAGTTTATTCCAAAGATGGTTGTCCATATTGTACAAAAGTCCAACAGGTGTTAGAATTGACAAATCTACAGCACGTAGTTTATAAACTGAATACTGATTTTACGAAAGAAGAATTCTATGCAGAATTTGGTGAGGGTTCTACATTCCCTCAAGTGATTGTAAATGATGAACATATTGGTGGTTGCACTGATACAGTTCAGTACCTTAAGGAGCAAAATCTAGTTTAATGGAAACTAATTTTCACGAAGTTTATAACGATGTTGAAAAAGCAATTGACTATGCCTTTCAGGGAAAGTTTGTCCTGAAATTTTATGATTACCTTAAAGTCAAAGGTGCAAGAAAAGTTGATGTTGAAGAATTCATTGAAAGTTCTACAGCATCAAACATCAGTAATGTAGTAATGGATCTTGATGATTACCTTGAAGGTGGACCTGATGAGATGCATAAACAACTTCGTGAAGCTTATGGTCATATTCCCAAACCACAGGCAAGAAAAATAAGAAATTATTTGTATGGCATCATGGAGGATGCATGGAAGTATAATCATGACAAAAAGAAAGGGAGACGCAAAAAGCAAACTAAATAACTCTGAGCCCGAGATCAATCGGGGTGTGGAATTATTGTTAAGAAAACGGAGGGAAAAATCTGAAGAACCAAAAACATTTCAAATGAGATTTGGTAAGATGATTTCTCTCCTCAAAAGAGAGATACACATACAATTCGAATTTCATTTGGACATTCGGAAAAAGTAACTCTCGGAGAAAGAAAAATGTTAGCAGTAACACTCACCATTAGCACTCTTGTTTCAGTGATGTTCTTTTTTGTTGGTGGAGTAATTGGATGGATGGCCAAGCAACATTTCTATGAGAGCTCATATCCCTCATATACACACCCAGAAATGTTTGATCAAAATGGAAACATAATTCCAGACGAAATTTTAGCAGTGAGATTTGAAAATGACTACGAATACGACGACGAAGAAGACGACGAGTAGAACTAGAAAGACACCAGCAAAGTCTACTTCTCAACCAAAAGAAATTAAAAAACTTCCACCTAATCCTTTCATGAATGAGATTCTAGATCTCGTTAATGATCAGGATTCTGATGAGAATAAAATTAAAGTTCTAAAGGAGTATGAGAATCCTGCTCTCAAATCATTGTTTATTTGGAACTATGATGAGAGCATCATTTCACTTCTTCCCACTGGAGAAGTTCCTTATCAACCAAATGAAAGTCCTCTTGGAGTAGATCATTCTTCTCTTCGTAGGGACTATAAGAACTTTTATAATTTTGTAAAGGGTGGTAATGATTCCCTTTCCAAGATTCGTAGAGAGACAATCTTTATTCAGATTCTTGAATCTCTTCATCCAAATGAATCTGAAGTTCTTATTCTTGTAAAAGATAAGAACTTGGAAACTAAATATAAAATCGGATTTGATGTAGTAAAACAAGCGTATCCTGATATCGTATGGGGCAATCGTTCGTGAGTGTAGTTGCGGAGAAAAAAATGGCAGATTCTAAAAAGGAAAATACAAGACATCTGCCTCATGAATATGGATGTGAAATCCTTTTTGAAAGAGCAAATATGGTTCAAGCAAAAGATTCATCACTTCCGAACGATGCATACCTTATTTGGTATAATGTCGATGGTGAAACTTTTATGGATGTAACTCGTACTAGAAAGAGAGTTGATTTATTTGATTTCTACTATGATAAGTATGGTCCAGGATCAGTTCGTAAGATTGACTTTGGATACGGAAGAGTAAACCCTAAACTGTGGGGATATAAGGCACCAGATAAAAAGAAAAAGAGATGAGTGAAGGATTTAGTGAAGAAAAGATTGAAGTAGCAATCAACAAAGACGAAGTAAAAAATCTTCTTAAGAGATATAAGAAGATTAAAAAGTATATGCGTTCCCCACTGTATAGTGTAAAAAAGATAGACGGTACAGAAAGAATCGTCAGTGATCTTTTGGGGAACACTGAAAATGGGTAAGCATTATCTTTTAAATCTTTATGGATGTTCCTTTGTTCTTTTGAACGATGAAAAATGTCTTATTGACTTATTAGAGAATGCTGCTATTGCTAGTGGTGCTACTGTGGTTCAAACTATCTCCAAGAAGTTTGAACCACAGGGTGTTACTGTGATTTGTTTGCTATCCGAAAGCCACATTAGTATTCACACTTGGCCTGAAGATGGTAAAGCCGCAGTAGATGTTTATACATGTGGTGATTGTAATCCTAAGATTGGATGTGACATGATTGTCCATCAACTTTATGCTCAGGACCATACTCTGAGTTATATTGAACGTTAAACTAAATACACTATACCAGGAGAAGTCTATGCTCTCTACTCAATATCGTTTACGCCTTGAATCAATCTGTGAGAAGATTGTAATAGGTGAATCTGTAGAGTTAAGTGAGATGATTTGGGCAGAAAAACTTGCTAAATCAAATCGCTCTGCCTCAACTATTCTCAGACAGGCACGTCGTCGTGCTGCAAATCCTGATATGACAGAGGATAGTTTAGATGGTTTTATGAATGCATTAGACTTGGGAGACCCTGACCCATCAAATCATAAGACTGGATTTCAGAGTCCTGATGATATCTTGGATTTCTTTAGTCAAGACAAATCTGATGACTGGAGACAGAGAGATTAAGAAACAATAAAAATAGTATAACATTTTACAAACCTACTTGACTACATAATTCAACGGGTCTATAATGACCTTACGTTCAACCAGGAAACTGGTCGCAAGTAGGACGGCGGAACGGAACGTTCATCCCAATGGGACGCAAACCGCCCGAAGGAACGGGGCCTAAAAATCTCATTTCTTTGGAGGAAATTCTAATGTCTAAAGTAGTATATCGTGGCGTAGAATATGATACTCAGAAACGTCTTGAGTATCAACATCAAATGATGCAGCAACCCCAACAGTACAACGAAACCTATCGTGGTGTTAAGTTCGTAAAAGAGGGTCATAAGTGATGAAGAAACTTAATGTTCTTCAGATTATCAAAGAGCAGAAGCAAAAAGAAACTCGTCGTCACCAAGCATCTATTGCACAACTTATTGGCAAAAAGTGATGCAGCATTACCATTATCATGATGATGATATGGACAGGGACAATAGACCACCTGCTTGTTATCTTTTAACATATCGTGGTTGTCGTTATTGGTCCTGTTATCGAGTTCATCTAGTGGAATGGTTTGAACGAATATTTAAATCAGAGGGTTCTTGACGAACCCTCTTTTTTTGTGTATAATTACCTTTGTGGAGGTTCAATGAGATGGACAAAGAAAAGCTTAAACTAATCATAAGGAATCTGGAATCTCTTGTTGACTGTTTGAAGTCGGAAGTGTATTCTGATTCTGATTCTTACCTAAAATATGAGGATATTGTTCCTCATCTTGCCGACTACGATGAAGTTTTTGAGGATAGTGATTTAGATGACTAGTGAAAATACAGATTTTGAGTTTATGAAACCAGAAGTAAAACTCATAAGTGTTACACCAGACGCAGAGAAGCATATGGCGTACTGTGCCCGTGTAAGTAATCCAGCAAATCAAGAAAACGAAAAGTTCTCTGGGTTGCTCAAGTATTGTATTAATCATCAACACTGGTCAATCTTCGAACAGGCCAGCATGACTGTAGAGATCAATACGACTCGTGGCATTGCGGCACAAATTCTACGACATCGTTCGTTTACATATCAAGAGTTCTCTCAAAGGTATGCTGACAGTACTCTTCTTGGTAAGACAATTCCTCTTCCAGAACTTCGTAGACAAGATGATAAGAATCGTCAGAACTCAATCGATGATATTCCCGACTATCTAAGACTAACCCTGACTGAAGATATTCGTGTTCATTTTGAGCACTCTATGAGGATCTACAATCGTCTTCTAGATCAAGGTGTGGCAAAAGAGTGTGCAAGGTTTGTACTGCCTCTGGCGACCCCTACACGTCTTTATATGACGGGTTCTGTGAGGTCTTGGATCCACTACATCGATCTGAGATCTGCACACGGCACACAGAAGGAGCACATGGAGATTGCAGAACTAGTACGTGGTATTTTTACTGAACAGTTCCCTGCAGTATCTGAGGCACTTGAGTGGTCTTGATAAATATCCTTATACATTATTATTAACTATGCCAGTATATCCAGTTAAAAATCTTAAGACAGGTGAGACACAAGAACTTACTATGACCGTTGCTGATTACGATCAGTGGAGGAAAGACAATCCAGATTGGGACAAAGATTGGTCTCAGGGATGTGCTGGAGTCGGTGAAGTAGGTGAATGGCAAGAAAAACTTGTCAAGAAAAATCCAGGATGGAATGAAGTTCTTCGTAAGGCTTCAAAAATGCCTGGAGCAAAAGTAAAACCCTTTTAATATATGACACGTAAAAGAGCATCGAATCCTGTACCATTTGGAATGAGTAATAGACAAATGAAACGTAAGAAGCCGATCAATCTTGATATTATGAAGAAGATTGAACCTTTGACTGATAATCAAGAGATACTCTTCAAACAATATAAACTCGAACAGAACATCGTAGCTTACGGTGCTGCTGGTACTGGTAAGACATTCATTACACTCTACAATGCTCTAAAAGATGTCTTGAATGAAAAGACTCCTTATGAAAAAATCTATCTCGTTCGTTCTCTTGTAGCAACACGAGAGATTGGATTCCTTCCAGGAGATCATGAGGATAAGTCTTCTCTTTATCAGATTCCATATAAGAACATGGTCAAATACATGTTTGAGATGCCTGATGATGCTGCCTTTGAGATGCTCTATGGAAACCTTAAGACTCAAGGTACTATTAGTTTTTGGAGTACTTCTTTTATTCGTGGTACAACTCTGGACAATTCAATCATTATCGTTGATGAATTTCAGAACTTGAACTTCCATGAACTCGATAGTATCATTACTCGTGTTGGGGAGAACTCTAAGATTATGTTCTGTGGAGATGCTACTCAATCTGACCTTGTGAAGACCAATGAACGTAATGGTATTGTTGATTTTATGAGAATTCTTCAAAACATGCCATCTTTCAATGTAATTGAATTTGGTGTTGATGATATTGTTCGTTCTGGACTCTGTAAGGAATATCTTGTTGCTAAATTGGAATTGAATCTTTGATGTTTAAACATGTTGAATTGAACCTCCCTCAACTTGAGAGGGAGATGATTGATGGAGTTCGTTATTATAAAGTCCCTACTTTAGAAGAACTCCAGAAGTTTGTTTCCATTACTTCTGTTATTAGTCACTACAATAAGGATAAGTTTACTTCATGGCGTAAGAGAGTTGGTGAAGAGGAAGCAAATAAGATTACAAGGAAAGCCACGAGTCGTGGAACAGATACTCACACATTAATTGAACAGTATCTGAAGAACATGGACTTGAACTCTGATGTTCTTCCTATTTCAGAACATCTCTTCCAAGTTGCAGTTCCTGCTCTTAAACGCATAAATAATATTCATGCACTTGAAGGTTCTCTTTATAGTCAATACTTAGGTGTTGCTGGCACTGTCGATTGTATCGCAGAGTTTGATGGAGAACTTTCAATCATCGATTTTAAAACTTCTAAACAACCTAAACCACGAGAGTGGATTGATGGATACTTTGTTCAGTGTTGTGCATACGCATGTATGCTTCATGAACTCACGGGACTTTCTGTAAAGAAGTTCGTGATTATTATGACTTGTGAGAACGGAGAAGTAGAAGTCTACGAAGAATACGACAAAGCAAAATACATCCGAATGTTGACTCAATACATCAAGAAATTTGTCAACGATAAACTTGAACAAGTTTCTTGACTTTATATTTTTATGTGTTAGAATGAACAAAAGTTGAGGAAAAAGATTGTACATCACTGTGTTAGGTCAAATGGAGAATGAATTAGAAAAAGTACTAGAAAATAAGTTTTTCTGTCCTTCTCGATTTGCTCAAGAGATCGAGAATCTTGTTCAACATAATGAAGATATGAACTACATCGATGCTATTGTTCACTTCTGTGAGAAGAATAACATCGATGTTGAGTCTGTTCCGAAACTTATTTCTAAACCACTCAAAGAAAAGATTAAGTATGAGGCTATGGAGTTAAACTTCTTGAGAAAGACTTCTCGTGCCAGATTGGTTTTTTAATTCCATTTTGGGGGGAAAAATTTTCCCGGTAAAAATCCCTATATTACTTTTTTGAATGGCACCTTTTGATACTTATAAGACTTACCTTGCTCTGAAGAATCACTTCACAAAAGATTCTTACGATTACTACAAGTATCAAGGTAAGAGTCGAGCATCTCTTCAGTCTTTTTATAAACGCCGTGATCGATATTGGTTCGAGAAACTGTCACGTCAGAAAGAAGATAAGGAAGTCGTAGATTTCTTTGTAGCAAACTTTATAAGTTGTACTGATCCTCAAACCGTATGGATCGGAGAGATGATTAATGAAGGAGAGTCTAGATATAAGTCTTGGCAAAAAAGAATACAATCCTTATCTTACTTATTCAAAGAAGAGTCTCAACAAATTTTTGAGAACGGTATCAAGACTGTGTTTGACTGTTCTAAAGGTCATCCACCTCTTCTAAAAAGTTTCCTGATCGGTAATATTAGCCTGGAAACACTAGTAATCTATGATCGAATATTCCTGTTCGGGAAGAACTTTGATAAGAAACTAAAAGACCCTGTGTGGGAAACCGTCAGTTTAAAAATAAAGAAATATTCTCCGTTCCTACATATAGATGTATTCCATTATAAAAAAATACTTAAAGAAGTTGTTGGAGGAACATGAGCTTTTTTGATTCTGAACTAGTTCGGGCTGAAATGACCGAAATTTCTATTCTTCAGGAAGATGTTTACAGAAATGTGTTTGAGTTTCCTCGTATGACCAAAGAGGAAAAGATGTTTCATGTTTCTCTTTTGGAGAAGCTTTTGAATAAACAACAAGTTCTCTATACTCGTCTGAAACTTTCTGATGATCCTGAAGCAATTCAGATGAAAGAAAGAATTAGAGAATCTACTCAAATGATGGGACTTCCTCCTAATGTTGATATGAATGTCATCTTTGGAAACATGGAAAAATTGCTTGAGACCATGAAGGAACGTATTGACAAGACAGGTTCTGATCTGTAAAATATTGGGGTACACAAAGGCCAAATACAAACAATCCGAGGTATACAAATGTCTTTTGAAAATCTGAAAAAGCAATCCAAACTTGGTTCTCTCACTGAGAAACTGGTGAAGCAGGTTGAAAAAATGAACACCAATTCCAGTGGTGGTGTAGATGAACGTTTCTGGAAACCAGAAATGGATAAGACTGGTGTTGGATCTGCTATTATTCGTTTTCTTCCCGCACCTGAAGGAGAAGAACTTCCGTGGGTCAAGATGTACTCTCACGCATTCCAAGGTAATGGTGGTTGGTACATTGAGAACTCTCTAACTACGATTGGTCAGAAAGATCCTGTATCTGAACACAATCGTGAACTGTGGAACAGTGGCAGTGATAAGGACAAGGAAACTGTTCGTAAACAGAAGCGTAAACTGTCCTATTACAGCAACATTTACGTCGTAAAGGATCCTGCACACCCAGAGAATGAAGGCAAAGTATTCCTGTTCAAGTTCGGTAAGAAGATCTTTGATAAGATTCTCAACGCAATGCAACCTGAGTTTGAGGATGAAGAACCTATCAATCCCTTTGATTTCTGGAGTGGAGCTAACTTCCGTCTGAAGATTCGTAAGGTCGAAGGTTACTGGAACTACGACAAGTCAGAGTTTGATTCTGCATCTCCTCTGTTTGATGATGACGATGCTCTAGAATCACTGTGGAAGAAAGAGTATTCTCTCTCTGCTATTGTTGCTCCTGACCAATTCAAGTCCTATGAGGATCTTGAGAAGCGTCTGAACTATGTTCTGGGTAAGAAGTCTAATCGTGTGGCTGTTCAGGAACAAGAAGATGATCTCCGTTCTTATGAATCTACTTCTTCTCATGAAGAAAGTGTAATTGAAGAATTGGAAGCTTCTTATCGTAAAAGTAAAGAAATCCCTGATAATCTTCGTCAAGAACTGAACAATCTTTCTAGTTCAAATACCGAAGATGAAGATGATAGTCTTCAGTATTTCCAACGACTGATTGATGATTGAGTTTTATCACTGATATAATCTAATATTTTCTCCTCTCTTCAGGGTTTTGGACACATACTGTTCAGAACCTTTTTTGTATGGCATGATATCATCAAGATCATTAAAGACAACATTCAGATATCTTGGTTTCAGAGTGAAGATGTCTCTTTTCTGTTCCTCAAGTTGTATCTCATAATCATAATTTGTTACTGCTTTGATAAATGAATTGGATGGGACATAAACTGAATATCCAAGACCATCATCCCAGTATTCATAGTAATAAGAGTTTGCTGTAAGAGTTGAGTTCTCTGAGATGTAGAACAGAACTGATTCACTTCTTAAAGATGATAAGGTTGGTGATGCAACATTAGGTGTAGATTCAAGTTCATATCTAAATGCAGTTACATTGTTTCCATCTAAGGATAATATTTCTGTAACTATCTGGGATCCATTGTATTCATTCTCAGTTACATTTGCAATAGTTATTTGACTTCCAACTTCCAATCCAGGAATTCCATTTACCACGTAAACAGTCACTGTTGTGGATGGATTTACAGAATCACCTGATGAAATAACAGCGATTTGTGAGTTGAAAATTTCCACAAAATTTCCATTTGTTTTCCAAGTTGGTGAGATTCTTAGTCCAC